TGCTTCTGTTCGATCCTATCGGACGCATTCTTAATTGTTCCCGCCAATATACGAGCGTATGACACGCTTAAATCACGGTAGACATTTCCGACATGGAGGCGGATAACCTCTCCGGCATCCTCGACTTTGACATGTCCGTACTTTACACGTTTCACCATAACAAACAATATTTAATTATATCACAAATATCTCTCTCGCTTATTTATTTTCGATTTGCTGGTTTTTATCCTTGAAAACGATAATCCATAAATCGCCTTATTTTGCCTTGTTTCTCAAAAAAATAGGGAGGGGTATAGTCTTAAAAGTCGCAGTACTTTTGCAATGTCTCATTTGTTTTTTCCCTATTCCCTGTATCGGCGTTAGTATATACTCTTTCGGTGTCCCGTATGACGCTATAATTGTCCCGTATATTTTTATATAAATTAAAGAAAATCCCTTAGAATTTCTTCGTCACTTAATTCATTAAAGCTCCTGTGATGATAGTCTAAGGAATAGCAAAGTAAATCCACAAATTCATCATGGGGCTTTGCCGGGAAACCGCACACTTCATCAATAAACGTGTCATTCCAATCCCCTCCAACAAGATATACCCTTCCGCTTTCCACATAAGGGGATGCAGCATTGAGTCTTGTTTCTTTGCTTTCTTTTGGAGAGGGAGTAGATACGACATTTAGATCAGTACTCTCATACAATTGGTCAATTACTGAAAGCCCGTTTGCTTTGGGTTCAATGCGAACGGAACTTCCTTTTCCGTAGCCATTATCTCGTACATAAGAGGGAAGGAAACGACATAATTCGGGGAATTTCATATTAACTTTCTTGGAACATACAATGTATATGTTGTTACCAATCATACAAGAACCGAGTATACCTGTCGGGTCATTAGATGTTTTTTCCGTATACGCCGTATCGACAAAGAAAATTATAGGCTCGTCCATACGTTTCTTTTTGAAGTCAAACGCCGAAATACGACCGAACCATGCCTCTTTGATAATGTTTCCGCCTTCAATAGTCGGATGCTGTTGATATAACGCCGAAAAGAATCGCGGAGAACGTTTTTGTGCATCAAGAAGCCTTCCTAATGAATGGCGTTCTGGCCATAACGCCTCGCCTACCTCACGTGGATCAAAATCATTCCCATCATCAAGAGTCTCGCGTATAGCCGGGATTGAGAGCACCGTCCATTTATCGGCTTCTCTCTTCAATATGCGCCCAGCTAGGTCATCATCATGCCATCTCGTCATAATAAAAAGCTGCTTGCTCTCATTATGCAGACGAGTAAGCAATACGGACGTATACCAATCCCATACCCTTTCCCTATAAACAGGGGAATACGCCTCCATAGCATCTTTTACCGGGTCGTCAATAATGGCTATATCTACTGGCGTTCCAGTCAAAGAACCACCGACACCAACCGCCTTATAAAAACCTTTATGCCCCACCATCTCAAACATATCCACATTGCGCAAATAACCTTTTACATTCGTCCTGACATTACTTCCATTAAGATAAGTATTGGGGAATATAGCTTGATACTCCTTGCTATCTATAATACGCTGAATAGAAAGCGAGAACTGTTCTGCAAGATTAGCACTATACGATGTACCAACGATTTTCAGATCAGGATTGCGCCCAAGAGCATACGCCGGAAAGGAGCGAGATATAATTTCCGATTTGCCATGCTGTGGGCTTACGAATACCATCAAATTCTTTATCTTGCCCTCCAAAAGTTTTTGGCAGTTGTCTGCTATAACCCTATGGAACCACTGTTGACTGTATTGCGGATTCATGTATGGGATGAACTTACACAAACGGTTTGGAGCGTCCATTCTCAATAACATCCGCTCCAACTCCAATTTCCTCTTAACTTGTGCATCAGTCAGTCTCATTCCTCACGCAATTTCTCCAAACGTTCTAGCTCATCTAGCATATCTTCACGGGACATTTCCTCTTCGGTCCTATTTATGTTCATTTCGGTCGGTGAATCAAACCCAAGCATCTTACAGATACGTTCAATAGCTTTTATTTTATCGTATAGCTCTATCTTCACATACTCAACATCCACTATCTCCGGCTCATCGCTTGTGCCGATATTCTTTTTCAATATTTTGGTCGAAATGCTCTTGATTGCTGATTTTTCCTTTTTGGAAAGTTTGTCAAATTCTTTGCGCTCTATCCAAGTATTGTGCATATCAGCAATAGAAGAAAATGCTATACCGGACAATTCTTGAAGTATCCTTTCTTTGGTAATGTCTGATTTGCCTTTTTGTTCTTCTTGAAGTTCATTTACCCTTTGGGCTACCTTTGGGTTAGACAACAATTTGCAAGATTCTTCCCACACTTGTTTGTCTCTCATCTTCTCACATGAATAGGCACGACGATAAGCATCGGAAGCATTACCGCTTTCAATGTAATAATTGCAAAAGTTCTCTTGTTTGATTGTAAGTCCTTTCATGTTTTTTAGCTATGATAGGTTTAGCGACTGAACTGTTGTTAGCTTCCTCAGCGTCCTATTCAGTACTATCCACTGCAATGTAGCATCTACCAATTCCGCCATACCACCAAATTTGCGTGCCTTTCCAAGCTGTCAGATTGACCGCTACCAGCATAACGCATGGAATCGAACCCCACTCTTTGGCTGAAATGTAAAAATCTTCATTTTTTGTTCTTTTTACGGTGTAAATATATCAAAAGTGTATGAATTTCATACATAATTCAATATTATTAACCTTAGAGGGCTATTATACGATTTACTAAGGTAGAGATTCGTAAGGCAAAATTCAGTTTAAAGTAAAATCCCCATATCTTCGCAAATAAAGACATGGGGATTAATGTTTATTTATTGAGTGGTCAAATTATCACTTCAATTTTCAGCTTTCCGCCGAGACCACGCTCCACGACATCATATAAAGTTTTCAGAGTAATGTTCTCGCCATCGTTTTCCACTTTTGAAATGAAGGTGCGCTTCTTATCTATCTTGCTGGCAAGTTCGGCTTGCGTCATTTCCTTTTTCTCTCTTGCACTACGTATTTTGAACCCGATCCTCAAAGCTTCAAGTTCACGTTCTATTCGGTCTCGTTCAGGAGTACCGACTTGACCATAATATTCGTTTTTAATTTGGTCTAATGTTTTTGTGTTCATGTATTTGTCTCCTTTCTTTTTTCTTCGTAATATTCATTCATTAACCTCACGGCTCGTTCTATTTCCGTCTGTGGTGTTTTCTGTGTCTTTTTCTGAAAGCCGGTCAATAAAATAATGAATCTATTTCCATCAAAGAAACAAAAAATACGGAATATATTATTGCCAAGCTGAACACGGATCTCGAAAAGCCCGTTTGTACCCTCGATATATTTCAAATACGTTGTTGGGATACGTTCAACTTGTTCGATGATGTCTAATATCTTAATGATTTTATCCCGAACCTTTTGAGGTTGGTCTTTAAAGAAATCATCGAAATAGCTTTTATAGGTTATAACTTCTCTTAGTTTCATATTACAAAGGTAATTTATAAATGACATATATGCAAGCATAAATAGGTGAAAAGTATGTTTTTAACATATTATACGGACAAATTGATGAAAGATGTTTCCCAAAAAGTTGTAACAGAAAAGGTAAAAAGAAAGCGATGAAAAATTAATCTCACCGCTTTTTATATGCCTCAAAATAGATGTGTAAACAAATGCCAAATTAGAGTCGTACAAACATCAATTCTTTTCTTTCTTTTTAAAATCAAAGGAACTATCCGTATTTTATCGAGCAAGCCACGAACAAGGCCATAGCTCCGAATATGGCACTTGCTATTGCGATGATGGTAGTTATAATCCATTTCCAGTCTATGGGATTGTGCAAGTTAGGATTGGTAGCAAGATAGATTTTCCCATATTTTGTCATGCGGACATCTTCAAGTTCATGCCCCTCGTTCCATATACCTTTGACAAGACCTAATCTTTCCAGCGAGTCTACGCACGAAATGAATATATGGTGCGGATAAGTGTTTGGGCAGACAATCCCGCTGCTGATTAAACGCAACACTTGCTTCTCCTGTTTTGATAGCTTGATTTGCTTCATGACCGTTTCTCTACAATGACAGCAAAAACTTATACGCTTTAAGATACTTGTTCAATCTCGGTAAGTCTTCCTCTATTATTTGAGGTAAACGGGTTACGTCCAAATTGTCCTCCAAGTCGTGCAGCTTTACTTGTCTTCCAATAGGATTCAATCTACACCGTTTTATGAAATCGTCATAGATCTCATCATCGTTACGAGTGACAGAAAGTATAGCATCCACAATATTATGAGGAAAGCCTTCCATTAGTAAATATTCAGCAGTAACTTCGGTATCTTCTATCGTGTCATGCAATAAAGCGACTATGCGCTCCTCATCTGTTTTGCATCGGTTTGCCACACGGATAGGGTGGAAGATGTAGGCTGCTCCAGCTTTATCGGTTTGTCCGCTATGGGCTTTGACGGCGATTTGAAGGGCTTTTTCTAATAGTGAATTTTTAGTACA